AAGCGGCTGTGGTCTCAACGCAGAGAGGACATGGAAGCCGCGAAAGAAAGTCGAGACCGCATGGATCGCAGGCTTGATGAAATTGCGTCGGACATAAAGACGCTGCTAAGGGGAATGGGAAAATGAAGATGATACCAGACGCAAAGACAGTGGCGCTCAAATCCTATTCGATGTGGGCTAATTACTGCGGCATCGCGGCGATAATGGCGCCCGATGCTATCTACCTTTCCACCGGGCGAGACACCAGCCCTCACATGTGGCTGGCAATTGGTCTCGGCCTGATTATCGCAGGCATCGCGGGCCGACTTGTATCGCAGGGAATCGCCCAATGATTAAGTCATTCCTATGCGCGATCTTTGTCTGTGCCGCTGCGCCTCCCGCGCCGATTGCAAACACGACAGAGGCTGCGACCATGCGTGTCCTAGTGCCGTTGGTGGCAAAATGGGAGGGCAAGAAGAACACCGCCTATCTCGACACCATCGCCAGCCCTGCTGTGTGGACGGTCTGCTACGGCGAGACGCGAGGTGTAAAGCGTGGCGACACATATACCGACGCCCAATGCTCGGCCATGCTGGAGCGCGGGCTCGGGCAGTTTCGGGACGGGCTGCATGAATTCTTCACGCGGGATACACGGGACTTGCGCCTGACACCAGAGCGGGACGCGGCCTATGTGTCGCTGGCTTACAACGCTGGCATCTACGCCATTGGAAAATCAACGGCAACTCGGCGGCTGAACGCTGGCGACATCGCGGGCGGCTGCTCGGCGCTCGGCTGGTGGAACAAATCTGGCGGCCGCGTGGTGCGCGGGCTGGTCAATCGCCGGGCTGATGAAACGCGGCTCTGCATGGTGGGGCTGACGTGATCCGCGCCTATCTGGCTGGCGGCATCGCTGCGGCGTTCCTGGCGCTTGCTGGGGGGTTGTGGTGGCAGCACAGCACCATCGGCAACCTACGCGACGACAACGCCCGTCTGACGCGCACTGCGGCGGCGCTAGAGGATGCCCGCGCGCAGGCCCGGCTTGCTGCCACCGTGGCCCAATCCGAGGCGGATCGCCAGCGCGCCAATGCCGTTGAATATGAGCAAGTCAAAGACGCATTTCGTAAAGGAGGGTTCGATGTTCCGCTACCTGATGATTTTCGCGTGTTGCTTAATCGCATCCTGCGGCCAGGCAAAGATTGAATACCGCAACGTGCTGCCGGACCTGCCGGCCGAATTGCGCACTCCGGTTTCCGTGCCGGATCGGCGGGCTAAAACGTTGGGCGATGTAGGTGTGATCTTGTCCGATCACGTTGAAGCGCTGGACGCGGCCAACGGCAAGATCACGGCGATTGATGACATTTGGCGCACCGCTGAGGCTGTTGGAAATAGGTTCTGAATTTCATGGCATCACCACATAGGACACCAGTGATATGACGATGATACAAGCAAGCAAGCCCTATGGCGTTGCCAATCCACAAACGGATACGTCCGGGCTTGGCGCGGGGCATGTTGCCGCCATTGCGCAGATTGGCAAAGCGAGGATGATACCATGACTGATCCGCTGCGCGTATCCTGCCTCCATGAGGCGGCAACCCTGACCGCGGGCGATAGGGAAATTACCTACGGCCCGCCAGTCCAAAACATGCAGCACGTTGCGGACATATTCAACGCATGGACCGGGCGAGACCTGACCGCGCGGGAAGTGGCCCAGCTTCACATTGCCACCAAGCTGGCGAGAACGCAGACAAGCCCGACACACCGGGACAGCTACGTTGACACAATGGCCTATCGTGGGATTGAATACGAATGTGCGGTTGCCGCACTGAAATAAGGGAAAGACACCATGAAACATCTACTCGCCGCCGCACTTGCTATTGCCGCATCTACCGCGACCGCACAAGACCTGCCCTGTCTGTCGCCTGAACAGACGCCGCGGATCATGGGGCAGGGTAGCGGCCCGGTGCAGATTTGGGTTCACGCAGATGGCGCGCGGTTCATGTTTTTGATATACAGCGACGGCACTGAATGGTGTGACGGGGAGTTGATGTAATGCCTACGCCGCCTCTATCACATGAGGCGATGCAGGAAGCCGTTGACGCCGTAAGAAAGCACGGCTCGCAATCCGCTGCCGCGCGGTGGCTTAAAATGCCCGTAAAGACATTCAACAGCCGCTATAAGCGCGCCGTAGATGCAGGGTTACACCTGTCCGAAGGCGCAAGGGCCATGATGAAGCTGTCCGGTCTGGGTGGCGCGGAAATCAAGGGCGGGTGGGTTGCGGTCCTAGATGACAGCGGCCAAAAGATCGGCAACAACCGATGGACCGCGCCAACGTCATCCGAAGAAACAAGCCAATTCCTTGACATGATACGCGGCGCGATTGACGATCTGCGCGACGAAACATTCCCGGCGTATGAAATCCGGCCCGCACCCAGTGGCGATTGCCTCCTGATCGTTGATCTTGCAGATGTGCATGTTGGTAAGATGTGTGCTGATACTGAAACGGGCCACACCTACAGCCGCGAAATTGCCGTGCAACGCATGGTGGAAGGCACGCGCGAACTGATCCGCAAGGCATCAGGATCCGGCATCGGGCGCATTCTGTTTGTCTTGGGTAATGACATTATACATGTGGATAACGCGCGATCTACCACGACAAGCGGCACGCATCAGGACAGCGCGGGTAGCGTCCATCAAATGTATCGGGATGCCTTCGCGGGGTACGTCAAATGCATTGAACTTGCACGCCTGACCGCGCCGGTTGATCTGATATTCTGCCCGTCGAATCACGATTGGCTGATGGGTTGGTGCCTGGCGCGCGAAGTGGGCGCGTGGTTTAGAAATGCGCCGGATGTGACCGCGACAGAATATAACCTGTCGGAAATGCACCGCAAATATTACAGGTTCGAATCCAACTTGATTGGCATGACACACGGCGACGGCGCGAAAGAAGCCGACCTGTATCCACTGATGATGACCGAGGCCCGCGCGCATGTTTCAGATTGCCTGCACCGCTACTGGTATCTTCACCACGTCCACCACAAGACGCGCAAGGCGGTGGGCGTCACGACACACAAGCGCGAAAAAGATCACATCGGCATGACCATGATGCACAACGCGGCCCGCAGTATGGAAGGCGACAACATCCAGATTGAGCATGTCCGCAGCCCGTCATCGCCTGATGGTTGGCATCACCGAAACGGGTACATCAACCGTCAGGCGGTGGAGTGCTTCGTACATCACCCACACGACGGGCAGGATGGTCGGTTTACGGTGTGGTTTTAGGCGACTTACCTAGCGGTCAGGGCGGGTTGCTTCACGGTGTCACCACATAAAACGCCACACACATGGCGATGATGAGTAACAGACTGATGGCGTCGCGGATCAAGCCTGGGCGTTTGCGGGGCATGTTACCTCCGGTGCGCAGGTTGGCAAAGCGAGGGTGGTTGTTGTCAGTCATAGTCAGGATCCTCCTGTTCAAATTCGAGATCGTCGGCCAGCGCATAGATCGCCTCTTGCAGATCAACCGGCAGCTTTGACACATCGACCGCAACCCCCAGTATCGTCAGATCGTTGATCGCCACATTATCCCACTCGATCCAAGTGGGCGAGCGGTCCACGCCATAGTCGGTGACAACGCCGGTAGCGCTGAACGCCAACTCCACCTCCTCGCCGTTGTGGTTTGCAATTCCGTATACCATTGTCAGTAACTCCCGAAAAGGGCGAGCGCGGCAACAAGTAGTGCAATGAGCGCGGCAACAAGTGTAATGGCGTTGGTTTTCATTGGTTCGTTCCTTCGGTTGGTGTGTGGTCCCCGGCGCGGCTTTTTTGCGTTTGGGGTCAGGTGTTCTATCGACTTCCGGCCTCGTCAAATATCTTTCTTACAAGCCACGTTGGAATGTCGGTGTTATCGTAGCCTTCAACTCGCGCGTCCCACCAAGACCTAACTTTCCGCATTAATTCCATGGGCGGCCAAAAGAGCGACAGCCTTTTCTTCCTGAATTGTGTATAAATCGTAATGCTCGCGCGCCAGTTTAATCATTTCGGCGTTTTCTTCTAGCGTTCTGGGTGCCATGCTTGGGTTCAGTTTTTTGATTTTTTCAATCATTTCATCAAGATCAGTCATTGTCAGTAACTCCCGTTGGTGTGTGGATTACAGGTTTGAAGTGTTGACAGGGGTAGCAACGCCGTGGCGCGTCATCCACACCTTGTTGCTGACCAGCACGCGCTCACCGTCGTTCTGCTGCATGGTGAGCCCTTCGGCGTTCAGCTTGGCGACCATATCGGACATGCTGTCAAAGAATATCCCGCGCTGTGCTGCAAAGCGTGTGGTGTGGGTGGCCGATGCGGTGTTGACCAGGGCGGTTAGGGTGTTCATGTCAATAACTCCGGTTGGTGTGTCTCTCTACACTCTAATTACCCTCTATTGCCCTTTGCGTCAACCCTATAAAATCGTCGGCTGTGCAACAGAACCCACCGACACCGCCGAACCCCCGCACGGATTGCAGGAAAGCGGCCTGCGCCTGGCCGCGCTTGTCGCCGGGCGTCAGACGCCAGCCGGGCTTTTTGGTTTCAACCGCTAAGAACACGCCAAGAGTTTTGCCAACGTGTGACGGCTGCACCAACACGGGCAACAGCCCGATCAGATCGGACGACTTCCACCGGGCGTTCAGGGCGGGCGATTCATTGCCCAGCCCGAACCGGATCAGGCGGCCTGTCTGGTCTGTCATGGCCCCAGAATTATTCCGGGAACAGCGGCACACCCAGCCCGGCCCGCTGCCAAACGCATCTGTGCCGCCCCCGCAGCCTCACTGTGACGGGCCGTGGGGGCGGGCAAGGGCATAACGGGACTCAGGACAGCCGTGAGTTCGGCAATGGCCTGTGCGGGGACGTGGTGGCCCCACCGCGCTTGCCAGTCTTTGAGGGTCATGCGCCCGTCCACCGCACAGGGCAAAGCGTGCCGCGCAACCGATCAAGACCCTTAAAATCCACACGAATCGAGTCGCCCGGTGTAGCGCCGCTGGTCAGCCGGATGCCCTTGCCCTTTTCGATCACGTCAGCGGCTTTGATCAGCTTGGCCAGCACGGTCGGATTGTAACACACACTGTTAGTACCCCCGTCGCCTTTGGCCACCACGCGCCGCCAGTCGGGATAGGTGCCGTCGATGCGCGTGAATTCCAGCACGCCGGTGCGGAACATTTCACCGCCCGCGCCGTGGTTGATCACAAACTGTAGGATCCCGGTTTCAATGTCACCATAAACCCATAGATCGCCGCCAGACGCCTTGGATTTGAACGCCTTGTCGGTTGCGTCGCAAGACAGGATAAACCCCGCGCCTTCTGGCGTGCCTGTGGCTCCGGGCATCCGTGGCGCGTCCATACCTTGAGTAAAACATTCCGTGCCGACGTGGCATCCGTCTGGCAATTCAATCGTCAGCATCTGGTGGCCGTCCAGCGCCACCAGCTTTTCAGCCTCGATCAGCACGCCGCCGAGGTAGTAGCGGGTCTGTTCGGTGCTGATGCACTGGAACGCCGCGCGCAGGTCATCGGCGGGCAGGAAAAACGTGGTCGGGGTCAGTGTGGGTGTGATGGTTTGCATGTCGGTTGCTCCGGTTGGTGGTGGGTGTCATCAATAGTCCAACTTACTCAAATCGATGATTTCAAGACCTTCATCTTCGGCGTGCCAAACGGCAGGTGTGAAGTTCCAAAAATTGCAATGAGGGCAGATATGGCTTGACCAAATTTCATCTTCATCTGTCTGGCGAGCGTTTGCACCCATGTCTTTTTCGTCGCTTTTCTTGTTTGCAATGTTCACAAATTACACGCATGTCGGTGGCTCCTTGCCGGTGTGTTTCTTTGCATCCTTATTGCCACCTATTGTCTACATTGTCGACAGGTATTCGCGCGCCCATTCAAGTGCCGCGTCGATTTGTTCGGGCATCGGATGCGGTGCAGGACGGGCCGGTGTGACAGCGCATGCGTCTTGGGGCCGGGCCGCTTTGAACCTGGCCCACAATTCCGCCTCACTGTGCCGGTCCATCCGGCGCGCGTTGTAGCATAGCTGGTAGAGGTGCATGTCTCAGTCTCCTATCTGGTCGGCTTAAATAATGAGCCGATCAAGCGGCCCGTGATCTTCCCGGCGATACGGCGGCCAATGCGCTTAGGGATGGCCTTGCCGGGTTTTTTGTGCGTGGCGGCCTGCACGTCGCCTAAAAACTTTGCCAGCGCATAGAGTTTGCTGCGGAATTTGCTGATGGTCATAACGTCACCTTCTCATAAAGCCCTGTCAGGGCGTTCCAGATTTCCAGTCGGTCAACCGTGGCCGCGCCTTGGGTCAAGGACCTGTCCGCTTCGTTCAAGGCGTCCTGCGTGCTGGTCGCGCCGATCATGATTGTGCCGTAGCGGTAGGAGGTCAGCCCGGCAGCGGCGCAGGGGCGTTCGGTGTGGTTCATGGTGTTGGCTCCGGTTGGTGGTGGGCGGGGCTGTTACGCGCCGCCCGTGTGTGTTATGCGGCGGCAATGAGCGCCAAAAGCGTGCCGCGCTGGCGAAGTCGGGCACGGGCGGCATAGGCGGCACCGGAGTCAAAAGCGGCGGCAGTACGGGCGGCATAGGCGGCGGCATAGGCATCTGGCCATTGTTGGCCGCTAAAAAGTAAATCCATGCCATCAATGACCGGATCAATGACTGCCTGTGCGGCGTCCGTTGTCTGGGGCATTGCCCGCAATTCAGCGGCCAGAAACCCCCAGTGCACGCGGCTCAAATCTTTTCCGTCGCGCCCAACTGCGTCCGGCAAGGCGGCAAAAAACGCCGTCCCCTCATCATCGGGCAAGTCCTCGTAAATGTTTTCGGCAATGCGCAGGACCGCAACTGGTAAACCAAACCGCTCAAAGGCTGGCGTGGGGTCGCTGGAGTGCGTCAGGCATGAGATGAAACAGCCCTGTCCCCCAACGGCGTTTTCGCTGGGCTTCCAATACGATCCGCGAACCAAAGCATCGGCCCTGATATGCGCGGCAACCTCGGCGCGGAGGATTTCGGTGTTTTTCGTAAGTGTCATGGTCGTTCTCCTATCGGTTGGTCGTCGCGCAGCTCAGGGTCTTCGACAGCAAGAACGCATAGTCGCTCCGCAAGATCGAAGACCCCGTCATGATCGTCAGTAATCACTCTCACCAACCGGACCCGTGGCGGGTATGGGCGTGGGCTTGAACGTGTCATTCAAACGCCCTGTGGATTGATCGTAGTATAGTATTCCAGCCTCACCAGTTTCACCGGAGAAGCGGTTCTTGAGGACCCTTAGTATAGTCTCGTTTCGGTGGTCCTCGTCCTGCTGATTACGCTCTAGGCCGATCACGATGTCGGATAGTTGAGCGATAGCATGTGAACCTCGGAGCTGTGACAAGGAGGTCATAGCGCCTTCCTCGTGTCCTACCCCGGCGGTCTCTTGAGGTGGGAGACAACGTGCAGACCAACGCCCGTCTCTTCAACGAGGGAGCGCATCTTGGTCATGAGCATGTCTATGAGTCGTCGTTCGTCCAAATCGGTATCATTGGCGGAGGCATCTGAAACTGCAATGCTGATGTGGTCGAGGACGATGTAGTCGCACTCACAAGAGGTTGCCAGATAGCGGATACGATCAAGAAGATTGCCAGCAGTAGTGCTGCCGAAGTGGTCATAGAGCCAAAGGTGGTCGCCACCTGAGGTTGCCTTAAACGCGTCATGAAGTTGTTCCTCTGTGAAGCAACCGCGATCCAAATGGAGCGGGTGGTTTATCTCGAGGCCCATCATGCCCAGAGTGGTCCGCTCGATGTTCTCTTCGAGCATGATCATGCCAACCTTCTGTCCCTGTTACGGAGCAGGTCGAAGAACACCTCACGAACCACAGCGGATTTTCCTACGCCTGAACCAGCAGTCCAAACAACGAGTTCACCCTTGCGATTGCCCCAAGTCTTCTTGTTGAGTGCAGCCCACGGGTATTCCTGAGCATGGTTCTCTTTGGGAGCCTTGACGCGTTCCCAGAGATCACCCGCTGAGACAATCCCGTCAGGCCGATATGGCTTGGCGTTCCACATGGCCTCAACCACTTCCTTACCCCGACCAGCGACGTGGCACTCGTTAGGGTCTTTCAGTGGTAGATCAGCGATGAACGCCTGACCGGGCTTGCACAACTTGGAACATTCCGTTGAAGCGATGCGACCGGGTTCATCCATGTCGAACATGAAGATGACCTTCTCGAATGATGTGACGAACTCGAGTGACTGTTGGATTGCTCTGACAGCACTCTTGCCCTTCTTGTCCACACCATTTGGTAAGCTCACGACCGGCCACTTGTTACCTTGAAGCTGTGACATGGTCATGCAGTCAATCTCACCCTCGGTAATCACGAGCATCTTACCACCGGGTTTCCAGAGGTGTTGCCCCCATAGGCCCGGCTTCTGTTCGCCTAGGTGTACGAACTCCTTGTTAGGATATCTCACCTTTTGGGCGATCAGTTGCCCTTCTCGTTTGAAACCTGCGATCTGGACGGTGTTACCCTTCCAATCTTCGCCAACGCTATAGTTGAACTTGCGACAGGTCTCGTCTGTGAGACGACGCTTGCCGAGGGAGCGGAACTCTCCAGTACGCAAAAGGTCCAACTTAGGACGCGGCGCTGGGCGGCTCTTGGTGTACGCTCCCTCGGCACCCTCAGCCTTGCCGTACGTGTCACACGAAAAGCAATAAGTATGCCCATCGGTATATACGGCGTTGGCATCTGAGGACCCACATTCGTCACAGGGGCCTTTTAAACATTAGAGCACTATCTTCGGCGTGATCATCCATGTGTTTTGCCTCCTGAGCGTTTTGGGGTTAAATCTAGGGTGTCGGGTAATCGGGGGTTGGGTTGTCTGAGACGGTTGCAGCGGGATATCTGTCCTGTAAAAACCTGACCAGATCGTCTATCGCTTGCCGTTGCTCAGTGGTGCGGGTGAGTGCCCGTGTTCCTTCTTCGTCAAGACCTCCGACTACGCCGATGG